TCAGGCGGGCGGCGAGCAGCAGGATCCCCTGGCGGATGTTGTGAGGCAGGGGGGAGGGCAGCGGGGCCTTGAGGAAGTCTTCAGCGGCCTCGGTGGCGATGTCGAGCGCCAGGGCGGCGCGGTCGGGGTCGATCTCGGTGTCCATGAAGAACCGCAGCGCCTCGACGTTCAGTTCGAGGGTGGGTGCGGTGCGCTTCCGGCGTGTGGTGGTGGCCATCAGTTGATCGGGGCTCCATCGACGAAGAGTTGGGCACCACCGATGGGGCAGACCTCGCCGGTGTTGGAGGCAGGACAGCCTGGGGTGACCTGCCCACCAGGGTAGGCCCCGGACCGTTCGAGGCTGTCGCCGGCGGTGACGTAGGGATTGCTGCAGTCGCGGTAGGGGGTGGTGTAGGTGACGGCGTAGCGCAGGCGGAGCGAGCCGGTGGTGAGGGCCCCGTCGAACTCGGGATCGCTGGCGTCTGAGTTGAGCAGCAAGGCATCGGAAGACTCAAAGCCGGGGATGGTCCAGGACTGGAGTGCTGCTTCTACCTGGGCGGCGATGGTGTCGAGGTCTTCGTCGAGGTCATCGAACGACTGAGCGACGACGACGACGGAGACGATGCAACGACGACGCTCGAAGCCGTTCCAGCCGTTGATGCTGCGCTCGGTGATCTCCTCCGGCTCGCGGGTGTGAACGACGATGGCGGGCAGCTCGGGCTCCTCGATCGGCATGAGGCGACCGGCAAAGACGCGCGAACCAACCGCGGTGGCGTTCGTCAGGCGTGTGACGAAGGCGTTGCGGAGGGTCGTGCGGCGGTGGGTCATGATCCAGCCTGCAGAATCTGCAGCAGTGCCTGCCGCTGCTCTGGGGTAAGTGTGGCAAGCGGATCAGTTGACTGTGACTGCGGCTCCTGGTGGATCGGATACAGGACATCAGGATCAGGAATTGCCGTGCAATCCTTAGGCGGTTGCCAGTCGGAGACGCCATCCCAAAGGATGCGGTTGCAGCAGATGCCATCGCTGTTGATGATGGCGTAGGGAATCAGAGTGGTCATCACCATGCCCAGACACGAACGACACCGGCGGCGCCGTCACCACCTTTGCCGGAGTTGAAGCCGTTGGTAGATCCACCACCGCCGGCACCACCACCGCCTGGAAACGCACCGTTGCCGCCGGCGCCAGCTGCCACAGAGTTGCCGTAGGAACCTCCGCCACCGCCATCCCCCATGGTAGAACCGTTACCCCCGGAGCCACCGTCTCCTGTTCCTGCTGTTCCGCCGCCTCCACTAACACTAAAGGCAGCACCACTGTTCTTCAGATCTGCATAGCCTTGCCCGCCACTGCCACCCGTATTAAAAGTATTGGTTGCAGTAATGCTACCACCACCGCAGCCACCAGCAGGACCATAAGAGCTTCTATTGGCTGCAGTAACAGCGGCAGATCCGGCTCCAGATGTGCCGCTAGATCCATACATTCCAGTAAGATTTTGACCATAGATTGCGATGTTTCCGTTGTTGCCACCTGCTGTTGATGTACCACCTAAGCCGGGATTAGATGCAACGCTAATCAGCAATGACCCAAACGAACTACTTCCGCCGCCAGTGCCGGCTGCGCCATCTGTACTGTCCGTAGTTCGCGCTGCTCCCCCGATACCCGCTGCGCCAACAGTGATAATCTCGGTAGCCCCACACAATGATGCTGGCATCCAGCGAAATGCAAGCTTCCCGGAACTTCCGCCACCGCCACCGCCGCGAATCGCGTTGGTTGCGCCGCGTCTACCGCTGCCGCCGCCGGCGCCACCGCCAATCACTTCGACATAGACCATTGTCACGCCAGACGGCTTGGTCCATGTGCCGCTGCTGGTGAACTCCTGATAATTTGCTGCGCCTCCACCAGCGCCGATCTGAGCCATCGTGCCATCTGCAGCCTTGACGTAGAGCTTTTTGTTTGTCGAATCCCAAGCCGGCTCAGACGTTTGGAAGTCGGCAGCAGTTGGCGCGCTGCTGCCGGTGCGAATCGTTATCAGCTGTTGACGTGGCATTAGAACGTCCCACCGTCCACCGTATTAACAGCGATTGTCACGAACGCATTACCTGCATCCTTCGTCCAGCTTAGTGAACTGTTCAGGCGGATCACGCCATTGGTACCATCTGTGCCCCAGATGTAACCAGCCGTTCCACCGCTGACGATCGCGACCTTCTCGTCAGTGCTGGCAGCAGGAATGTTGAGTGCAGTCTTGAATGAGTCGAAGGTGATCTTCTTCTCTTTCTGCCCGTTTGCCTCGCTTGCATCGTGGATCAGGATCAGATCCGCTGCGCCATCAACGCTGGCCAGCGTGACAAGATCATCAACCGCCGGCACCACCGGCAGCTTCGTTGTTGCATCAGTCGCGACATGCAGCGTGCCGCGATCGGTTGTCACATGCGGCTCGCCCGCCAGCATGCCAGTCGTCGGCAGGTTGGTTTTCAGGCCGCGCTTAAGTTGAAGACGTGCCATTAGAAGAAGGTTCCTCCATCCAGTGTAGTGGCCCAGTCAGCTTCGTAATCCGCGTAACTGTCTTTCAACAGGACATCACCGGGATTGCCGCCGACAGGCAGATGTCCGCCGATCGGCCCCTGCGGCCCTGGATGTATCACCTGCGGCGCCACCGTCGCCTGCATCTGCACAATGCTCAGCCGCCCATCGTCGATCGGCTTGACATTCCGGACGGTGTAGGGCTCAGCATCGACGACGATTCCGGCGCCATATCCCAGGTTCCCGAACTCGCTGGTTTTCACGGTCAGTTCGTAGTCGGTGCTCATCACCATCCCGTCGGCGATGATCTCGCCGGGCATCATCAGCAGCCCCAAGCCAGAAACGGCGCCGGCAGTCACACTGCTGGCGCCGAAGCTGAAGAACAGATCCAGGTCTGCGTCGATCGTCACAGGTACTTGGCCGAACCCCTTGCGATCACGCTCGCGGCACCGGTGCCGCTGCCGCCGGTCACGGTGAACAGAACCCGCACGTAACGGCGCAAGATGTCGCTGTTCAGGGTCAGCGTGGCGAATCCGGCAGTGTTGGCCGCGGCGGCGGTGAAGCCGCCGCCGGTCACGTCGACGAAATCACCCGCGGTGGTGGTGTCGCTGTGCTGGATCTTCGCGGTCAAGGTGACGCCGGATCCGGCAGCGGCGTGGTCAATGCTGAGCGTGATGTCGCCCTCATAGGGCAACAGATCAACGACCAGCGCAGCGGAGGCGGCGTCGGTGCCGGCACCGGTGGCGCTGACGACCTTGTTGGAGTGCAGCTGAAAGGCGGTCGTTTTGCCGCCGAAGTTCTGGATGGTCATTTGTCAGTCGGGGGCTTAGGGGTTCGGGGCTTGCAGACCGCAGGGGCTGCGGGTACCGGCTCTGACGCCGGCACGGCCAGCTGCTGGCTGATCAGCAGCTTCGCGTCAGGTCCGGTGACCTGGATCGGGTCCGGGCCGGCCTGGTGGGGCTGGCCCGAGATGCAGCAATCAGTCAGCAGGATGACCCAGGCCATCAGGTCCCCCGGGCGAAGCTGGCGGCACGACGGCAGACCCAATCGATGTCCTGCATGACGGTGTAGATCACCTGGCCTTTCGCCGACTGAGTGTAAGGATCCACGACGATGTCAAGGCCGCTCCAGGTCGCCAGGATCAGATCAGAGAACACACCGGCGAAGACGTCATTGGTCTGCACCTGGTTGCTCATCTGAGCCGGATACCGGCCGATGTTGCCGGCGTCGTTGATGATGTAATCCGCCCCGGCGGCACTGGCCCGCAGGGTGATCATGCCGCCGACCATGGTGGTCGCGTTCATGATGTAGCGGAAGTTGGTCGGCGTCACGTTCGCCGCCAGGCAGGCGCCCAACAGCTGGATGTAGTCCGTCCAGTCGCCCGAGTCGTGAGTGCCACCGCCGAGGCTGGCGGGATACACCTGGCTGGCGCCACCGCCGAGGGTGACCGAGCCGATGCCGGTGACGTTGTTCAGGCCCAGGGGTTGGCCGCTGGATCCGCTGCCGTAGAGCCCGGAGCTGTCGAGGCCGAGCGCTAGGCTCTCGGCCATGTCCGACCGGATCAGGGTTTCGATGTCCGGGGTGGTCTGGATCAGGGCCCGGCGGGACACCGGCACCCGCACGCCGATCGTCTTGGGGGTGCTGGAAATCAGGCCGAAGGTGGCATCGGATGGGGTGACATCAACGTCCTCCCCGACCCAGTAGTGCTGGCTGGCGGCGGTCTTCCGCGGGATGTCAACGTTGCCGGTCAGGCCGGTCAGGGTAGTGATCCCGGACTGCAGCAGCGCCGACTGGTTCCGCAGCAGATCAATGAACGATCCGGCCAGCAGCTCGGTGCCGACCAGGGCGCCACCAGCGGAGAACGTGCCGACGTTCGCGCGGCTGTGCACCATCCAGTCGAACGGGACCAGGGCGCCGTTGGCGCTGCGGCCCTCCTTCTGCTCGGTGGCGCGGCTCAGCTCCAGCTCGAAGCCGGCGGCATCGCGGGCCGAGGCATTGCTGGGATCAGCCTGGTAGCGCAGCAGCTTGACGATGGAGTAGCGCTGCAGATCCTTGCGGTCCATGCCCAGCAGGGCGTCAGGCTCCACATGCAACCCACCGGGCTGCAGCTCACGGGAGCGCTTGCCGACCTTGTCCAGCACCTGCTCACGGGCCTGGTCAAGGGTGGCACCGCTGGTAATCAGGTCATCGGCCATGCCCTCGGGCATGGAGTGCTGGCGGCAGAGGGCCTGCAGACTCTGGATGCGCTCACGCTCGGCCTGCGCGGCCGAGGCGGCATCGTTGACGGTCTCAACGGTCATGATCTCGGGCGGGGCCGATGTGTTCCGCTCAAGCGTAGCGAGGTCGTTTTGTGGGGCCAGCTGTGCCGGCTCATTTGCTGCCCTTGATCGCGGCGCATCATGGCCGACGGTGTTATCCGCAGGGATGCTCACGGTGCTGACCTCCAGCGGGACCCACTTCGTGATCAGCACTTGGCCCTCACCCAAGTCGACGGCCTCGCGGATCTCGTAGGCGAAAGACACCTTCCGCGTGATGCCGGCCTCAATGTCGGCGCGGCGGCGGGCCTCCTCTGACCCAGTGATCGCAGTGTTCGGGCTCCAGCGTGTCGTCACCACTCCCATCCGGTCGGCGCCGATCTCAGCGCTCGTCACCACCCCCAGCACCACGTCGCGGTTGTGGTTCCACAGATGCGCCGCCCCCGTCTGCAGCCGGCTCAGGTCCGCAGCGCCAGGGGCATGGCTCAGCACCTCGCGGCCGAACCATCGGTCGACCGGCTCCTCACTGCTGAACGTGAACCGCACGCCTTCGTCAGTCGCGGTCGGCGCTGCGTCCATCGCCATCTCGCGCGTCTGCTGAAGCTCGCCCTTGTAGCGCTGCTGCAGCTCAGCGCCGGTTAGCGTCCGGGGCTCCGGAGCAGCCTGGGCCAGCTTGCTCGCAGGGATGATCCAGAACTTGCACAGCCCCCCGGGCAGAATCTCGCCCTCAACGATCTCGCATGCCGCCGGCCCCTGATAGAAGGCGCAGTTGCTGCACACCATCCCCTGCCCGGCAAACGGGCTTTCCGGCATGTAGTGAGCATCGGTCTGGCTGAACTCGCCCACCTCGTCGGTGATCTCCT